CGAGACGGCGGCAAGGCTCGCGCTCGGCGCGCGGATGGGCGCGGCGGAGGCGACCCTGGCCGACGAGAGGATCACGCGCGCGAGCGAGACCGGCGCACTGGCGGCGCGCGTCAGCGGCGCGGAGGCGGCGATCGGCGCGCCGGAAACAGGCCTGCTGGCGCGCACGGGCGCTGCCGAAAACGCCATCGCCGACCTCGCGCTCGGCAAGGCCGAGGCGTCGGCGCTGGCCGCGCTGAATGCGGCCGTCACGAATCCGGCGACGGGTCTCGGTAGCAAGGCGAGCGTGACGCAGCTCGACAATGCGATCGCGGGCGTCGGGGCGGACATCGGCGCGGTCGCGGGGACGCTGGACGACGTGTCCGCATCGGTCGGCGAAATGGGCATCACGGTCAGCGAGCACAAGACGGCGATCGCCGACCTCGATGGCGCCGTGTTGGCGCTGGGCGGCGGCTGGGGCGTCGCGATCGACGCGGGCGGACGCATCATCGGCCGCGTGCGACTCGACGGCGGGGGCGGCGTCAGCGCCTTTTCGGTGCTGGCCGATGTTTTCTCCGTCGATTCGCCGGGCGGGACGGGGCTGACCTGGGCTGACGGCATCCTCTGGAATCGCGGCGCGGCGGCCAGCGTGCTGATCGGCGACAGCTTCGGCGCGTCGGGCGACCTGATGTTCTGGGCGGGACCGACGCCCGCGAGCGCGGCCGCCGCGTCGAAAAGCAGCGGGGTGTTCTGGATCGACCGCACGGGGGATGCCTATTTCGGGGGCTCGCTGACGGCGGGCGTGCTGCGCAATGGCGCCACTTCGTCCGCGCTCGCCGCGAACGCCGTGGCCGATACCGGCACCTTCGGGTCCAACGGCGGCCCGATCGTCGTCACGGCGAGCTGGACCGCGACCTATTCCACGAGCCTCGCCTTTGCCGCGACGATCGCGGGGCGCAACGATTACGATTCGGTGTGCGACACATATGGTCTGGCGCACGCCAATCATCTGGATGCCGGTGTCACACTCAGCCAGGGCACGTCGTTGACACTTGCCCGGAAGGTCGGGGAGGGGGCGTTCGCGAACGTCCAGTCGGGCTCCGTTTCCAGTTGGAACGGCTTGCTGCAGGGCGCGCGCCCCACGCCGGGCGTAGATACGGGCTACATCGATATCAGCTGGTCGGCCGCGATCTCGTTCACCTTCACCGACAATAGCCTGAGTACCGCCGACAGGCAGTTCACCGCCACGCTCGCGGCAGGAGGCGGCCAGACCCAGCGCATCAGCATCGTCGCCGTGGAGGGGTGAGGCATGCCTGCCCTTCATTTCCAACCGATCAACAAGGAGTAAGATTATGGCCTGGTACAACGCCGGAACCGTCGCCGTCACCAACGGCAGCGCCAATGTCGTCGGCACGGGGACGCAGTGGATCGCCAATGCGCAAGTCGGCGACTTCCTGCGCGCGCCCGATGGGCTCAGTTATGAAATCCTCAGCGTCGTCAGCGACACCAGCCTGACGATCGGCCCCAACTATGCCGGGGCGACCGCATCGGGGCAGGCCTATCGCATCGCGCCGACGCAAGGCCACATCCCGACGCTCAACGCCAGCGTCAATGCGCTGATCGGCCAGTTCGGCGGCATCCGCGACGGCATCGGCGCCGGGCTCTTCCCCGACGGCACGGCGGCGGCGCCCGCGCTGCGCTTTGGCGCGGACGGCGATACGGGCCTGTTTCGACCGGGGAGCAATTCGCTCGGCATCGCCGTGGGCGGCAACGAGCGGGTCACGGTCGCATCCACGGGATCGATAACCGTCAAGCTGCGGACGGACGCCTATGCGGCCCTCAATCTGGATACGGAACGGGTGGCCGGGGAAGGCGGCATCACTCTGCGGTTCCGCGACGCGGACGGGGTCAAGGGCTATTTCGGCTACAGCACCGCCACCGATGTCCTGTATGTCGTCAATCAGGCGAACGCCGATCTGGCTTTTTCGACCAATAATGCGACGCGAATGGTGCTTCAATCGAACGGCGTTCTGCGACCCTCCGCCGATAATGCATACGCGTTGGGCCTCGATACCCATCGTTGGGTGATGACCCATTCCAACGTCGTCGTGGTCGGCGTCGGCTCGGCGGCAAATCCGAGCATCCGGTTCAACACGGATACGGATACGGGCCTGTATCGGCAGGCGGCCGACACGCTGGGCTTTGCGTGCGGCGGCGTCGCGAAGCTTGTTCTGGAAACGGTCGTTCTTCGGCCCGGCGCCGACAATGTGCAGAATTTCGGCTGGTCCGGCGGGCGCTGGATGAACATCTACGCCGTCAATGGCACGATCAACACCTCGGACGCCCGCGAAAAGACTTGGCGTGGGCCGATGTCGGCCGCCGAACGCACGGCGGCGCGGCGGATCGTCGCCGAACTCGGCTTTTTCCAGTGGAACGACGCCATCGCGGAGAAGGGAGAGGACGGCGCAAGGATGCACTTCGGCGTCCGCGCCCAGGCCGTGTGGGACATCATGGCCGACGAGGGCCTGATCGACCCGATCGCCGAGGATGAAACGCCCAGCAGCAAATATGCCTTCCTCTGCTACGACGAATGGGCGGCGGTGGCCGCCGTCGCCGAGGTGCGGGACGAGGATGACAATATCGTCACGCCCGCCGAGCCCGAGCGGCCTGCAGGCAACCGCTTCGGCATCCGCGCCGATCAGCTGGCGATGTTCCTGATCGCGGCGCAGGAAGCGCGGCTTGCCGCGCTGGAGGCGGCGGCGTCATGACCGGAGAATCGATCGAGGCGCGCGTGACGCGGCTGGAGGAGCGCGAACGCGCCGCCGCGCAGGTCCGCGCCGACCGCGACCGCGAGATACGCGACATCAAGACCACGATCCACGACGTCGACGCCAAGCTCGACAGGTTGATCGCCGACAAGAACCAGCGCGACGGAGCCCTGATCTTCGGGAAATGGCTGGTCGGCGTCGGCTTCTTCTCCGCTGTCGGCGGCATCGTCCTCGCCACCCTGCAATATATCGGCGTCCTGCGTCCGCCCGCCTGACGCTTTTCAAAAGGAGAAAGTCATGACCGTCATTTCCGACGACGCCTTCGTGCGCCTGTTTCAGGCGCGCGCGGGGCTCAACCCCGTGGACGGCTGGGCGGGCAAGGACACGCTCGCCAAGCTGGATGAGGTGTATCCGCCCCCGGTCCCGCCGCCGTCGATCGCGGACGCCATTCCTAACGATTACTGGCCGATGCTGTCGAAGATCGAGAGCGGGGACAAACTCTATGCGCTGCCCCCCATCAATCCCAAGACCGGCTATCCCTATTCGAGCGCATCCGGCCTCTACCAGTTCATCAAATCGACGTGGGAGGGTGAAGGCGGGCGCTGGGGGACCGATCGCTTCAAGGCGTTCGGCGGGCTGCAACCATCAGCGGGAGAGCAGCTGCAGCGGGCGAAATCCTTCACGGCAAAAAATGCTGCCTATCTCAAGCGGCAGGGCATCCCGATCAACCGGGCCTCGCTCTATGCCGCGCATTTCTTCGGAGTGCTGACGGCCGCCAGGATCATCGACGCGGACGTGCATCAGCGCGGCGACCTGATCGCGGGCGAAGCGGCGACCAATGCCAATCCCTCAATCCTCAGGGGCAAGACGGTCGGGCAATTCCTCGGCTGGCTGCACGGAAAGACAGGAGAATGGGCACGATGAAATATCTGATCGACAATGCCGGTTCGTGGTGGCGCTTCTGGTCGGTACGCCTCGCAGCGCTCGCGGGCGTCGTGGCGGCCTATCTGGCGGCGAATCCGGATCAGACGCAGGACCTGCTGAATGTGCTGCCCGACGGCCCGCCGCGCGTGCTGGCGAGCATCGGGATCGGGGTCTTCGTCTTTGCGCTGGCGACGGGCGCGCGGCTGGTCCGGCAGCCGGAGAAGGAGGATGGCCAATGACCCGCCTCGCCCAATGGTTCGCCGCCCTCACTGCCCCGAACAAGGCCATCATGGCGCTGGTCGCGATCGGCCTGCTCATCATCGGCATCGCAACGGCGTGGCATCTCGTCGACGCGCTGACCGAATCGGCCGAACAGAAAGGCGCCGTGACCGAGCGTGTCGAGACACAAGGAAAGGTGATTGAGAATGTTGCCAAGGCAAAAGCTGCTGCCGCGAAGTATCGTGCTGATCCCGCTGTCCGCCATGCTGACTGCCTGCGCGACGCAACAAACCCCGAGGACTGCTAGCGATCTGTGCCTGACGATCTCGCCGCTGCCCTACACGCTTGTCCCGAAATCCGAGCGGGAAGCGGCTGAAGCCGAAGGGCGGCCCGTCCGCGACGATGGCAACAAGGCGGATAGCGACCAGACGATCGCCAATATCGGTGCGCTCAATCGGTCGTGGCGCGCGGTATGCGAGGCCAAATAGTTCTTTGCAGAAAATGCAAATTGCTCCGAAAGGCGGCGGGTCCATCGACCTCGCCGCCTTTTTTGTGACGTTCAAAGGACATGCGCGACGGCCTGCCCCTTCCCGTTGAGTTCGGCGAACCGATTGTCGAACGGGTCGGAATAGGGCTGGATAAGGCCCCGTTCCCTGAGCGCGTCGTCGGCGCGAATCCACGGCAGCGATTTCCCGGCGCGGGCCAGCGACATTATGCGCCGCCGCTGCGCGCCCGAGAGTTGGTCAGCGGTGTGCACTGGATCAAACAAGTCATTTTCTCCCGATGCTCATTAAATCCCGCGTAGGGACTGCTGGTTTGAGCAGTCAATTGCGCAGTCCTTCAAGGACGTCGGCGGCGGGCTGAATGTTTTCGAGAAGCATGTCGGCCCATATCTGCGCCAGTTCGCGGCGGCGGTCCATATGTGCCGCGCGATTATACGCGCCCTCCACCTTGTCCTCGACGACGTGCGCAAGCATGAGGTTGATGATTTCCCGGTCGTCCGGGGTCTTGTTGCGACGCCGCCATTCGTTCATGATCGACGAGAAGGCCGAGCGCCAGCCGTGCGGGCAGTGACGGTGCCTGTATTTCTCTTCCTTCACCCGAATCATCATGCCGCGAACGGCGTTCTCTGACATCGGCCGGTGCGAGTGGCGATCGTTCGGGAAGACATAGGGCAAATGCCCCGTGAGCGGCCGGATGGCCTCAATCACCTCCACCGCCTGTCGCGACAGCGGGACAAGATGCTCATAGATGATGTCGTCCTTCAGTTTCAGCGCGAGTTTCATCGTGCCGGGCGGAACGCGCCAGAGCGGATCCGGGCCGTCGAGCCCTTCAAACTCCGTCCAGCGCGCGTGACGCTGGACAGCCGAGCGCACGGCCGTCAGCGCAAGCAGGCGATTCGCGAGCTTCGTGATGGGGCTCCCCCGCTCCCACTCCATGTCATAGATAAGCTGGCGGCACTCGGCGAGGTCAGTGAGCGCGGGCTGTTTCCCGGCCTTGGGCTTCGGCTTGAGCAGGGACTTCACGACATCGGCCGGATCGCCGGTACGCAGCCCTCCGGCCGCCGCGAAGGCGAACACGCCACTGGCGCGCTGGCGCAGGCGGTGCGCCGTCTCGATCGCGCCGCGGTTCTCGACCTTGCGGAGCGCGTCCAGCAGAAGTGCTTCGGTGACGTCCTTCACCGGCAGCGCGCCGATCGCGGGAAACAGATCGGCCTCCAGGCTGTCGATGACGTTGCCGGCATGAACTTCGCTCCATCGCGGCTTGTTGAGGGCGAACCATTCGCGCGCGCAGGTCTCGAAAGTGTTGGAGCTTGCCAGCGTCCGCGCGGCTGCTGCCTGCTTCTTCTCGACGGCCGGATCGCGCCCATCGCGCAGGGTCGCCTTAGCGGCTTCGCGCAGTTCGCGCGCCTTGATCAGCGAGACGTCCGGGTAGCTGCCGAAGGTCAACAGCTTCTCCTTCTTCCCGAAGCGATATTTGAGGCGCCAGGATCGGTTCCCGGTCGTCGACACCAGCAGGAAGAGGCCGCCAGAGTCGGCCAACTTGTAGGGCTTTTCGCCGCCCTTCGCCTTCTTGATCTGAATGTCCGTAAGCAC